CCAAGTAGTTAACCGTGCAGTAGTACAAATTTTAGGTAGCAATAACCCGCAAACAGCAGACGACGCAGCCAGCCAAGCCAAATACTTTATACAAACCCAAAGCATTACAAACAGCCTTTTACATAACGACACAGCAGCCGCAACGCTGGCTAACTACCTGCTTGAAGGCGAACCAGAACCGCGCTACACGTCTGTAGGCACGGCCCTAAATATGTTAAATACAGCCCAGCGCGACACGGTAGCCATAATAGATATAGGCGACACAATAACAATAGAAAAAACTTTTACTAGCGGCGCTGGCACTACAGAACTAGCGCAAGAGTTAAGCATAGAAGGCGTAGAACACACATTAAATATTGGCGACGGCCATAAAATATTGCTGTTTACAAGCCCTACAACTATCGTTTATGAACTAATTTTAAACGACGCCGTTTTTGGCATACTAGACGCCGAGAACGTTTTAGGATAAAGTAGGGACACTATGACCACGCCGTTTCCATTTGTCGCTTCGTCTGTTTTAACAGCGCAGCAATTAAACGACATACAAAATTTACCTATATCGGATAAAACTGCTAGCTATGTTTTAGTTGCAGGCGACGAAACAAAGCGCACAATGATGAACAGCGCAAGCGCTACGACAATTACGGTTAATAACAGTATTTTTACGGTTGGCGACGTTATTCAGGTCGCTAACAAAGGTGCAGGCACTTGCACAATTACGGCGGGTGCGGGCGTAACTATTAACACAAGCAGTTCGCTTGCTTTGGCGCAATATGGGGGCGGCTATTTACTTGCATTGTCGGCGTCAACTTTTACTTTTTTTAACTTAGGTGGCGCTGCCACTATAGATATAGATTATTTGGTTGTTGCTGGCGGTGGTTCTGGTGGTACTTTTAGCACGCCTCAGGGATATGCGGTTGGATTAATTGGTAACAACACAATATTCAATTCAATTATTTCCGTTGGTGGTGGTGCTGGTGGTGCTTGGAGTAGCCAAAATGGTGGGAACGGTGGTTCTGGCGGTGGCGGTGGTCCATATACAGGTGTGGGCGGTACTGGTACAGCAAATCAAGGTTATGCGGGCGGAACATCATCGGGTAGCGGAGCAAACATTGGTGGTTCGGGCGGTGGTGGAACGGGTGCTGTCGGCGCAAGTACAAATGGCACAGTTGGCGGTAATGGCGGTGCTGGCACAGCGTCATCTATCACGGGTAGTTCAGTAACTTACGGTGGCGGTGGCGGTGGTTCAAAATCTTCTGGTACTGCTGGAACAGGTGGCGCAGGTGGCGGTGGTGCTGGTGGTGCGGGTGCGTCTGGCACGGCTGGCACAGCAAATACAGGTGGCGGTGGCGGTGCAGGCGATAGCGGCGGTGGTGCTGGTGCTGGTGGTGGTGGCGCTGGTGGTATGCGTTGTACTGTTACAGCGACGGGTGGCGGTGGCGTTTTGGAAACACCAATAAAAACTTTAAAAAATGTTAATAATCTTGTTGTAATTGGTGCTGGTGGTGCTCAAGTAGGAAGTGGTAGTGGGTTTGGGGCTGCTGGTGGTAGTGGCGTTGTTATATTGCGTTACGCGGACACGCTAACAATTACTATTGGCGCAGGTTTGACAGGCACAGAAAGTGCCGCTTCGGGTGGATATAAACGGGCAACGATTACCGCTGGTAGCGGTTTAGTAAGTTGGGCATAATGGCGCATTACGCATTTATTGGATACAACAACAAAGTTGTAAAAGTAATCGTTGGCGTAGATGAAACAGTTACGCAACTAGATGGCGATGTTGAGGTCGGCGGTTCTACCGAAGCGTGGGAACAGTTTTACCAAAACCAACCACAGCATCAAGGTTTAGTGTGCAAACGCACTTCATATAACGGAAACATACGGGGTTGTTACGCAGGTATTGGATACACATATGACGAAAATTTAGATGAATTTGTGCCGCCGCCATATGTTGAACCAGCCGACGAGCCGTAATGCTATGCGATACGGGTTATTTGCGTTAATACTGATGTTGACCGCTTGCGAAACTACACGCGAAAACACAATTACAGTTAAATCACGGGTTAAAAACTCGGCACTAAGTAATTGCAACGTGCCTGACCGTTGCGGGATGACGCCGTGAAGCGTTACCGATACAGCCCAGACGAATTGCACGCGCGCTTAATTGTTACGGTAGGCGTGCTTTTAGCAATAGTTTTTAGCGTCATTGTCATTGGTATGGTCGGCGGTTTACTTTTTATTTCGCAGCCTTTAGAGCAGTCGCCCAATGACGCCAGTTTTATAGATTTGATGTCAACAATCGTTGTGTTCCTAACCGGCACATTATCGGGCCTAGTTGCGTCTAACGGTATTAAAAGCAAACGTAACGAATATTTAAACGAAGATGACTAGACCGTATACAGCTGTTAAAGCGCCGGTAGCTAGTGGCCCGCTTAAAGGTAATGACGAATTTATACGGCAGGTAGTTAAACGGTCTATGGGTTCGCTTTGGAATAATGGCAGTTGGGTAGTGCGCGATATCCGGACAAAGCCGGGCCAGTTATCTAATCACGCGCGCGGTTTAGCTACAGATTTTAGTTACCGTAAAATGACGGATAAAGGTTTAGTAGACGGGCGTAAAATTGCTATGCCGTTTATTTATAAGCTTTTAGAAAATGCAGACGTTTTACAAATAGAGTTAGTTATTGACTATCACGAAAACAGAAGCTGGAAATGTGATAGAGGTACTTGGATAAAAGGTAAGTGGTCGGGCGGCGATTGGTTTCATTTAGAAATTTCCCCAGCTATGGCTAACGACGCAAACCTAGTAAAACAAGCATTTCAGCAGGTTTTTAAGGATATGCCACAAACTGTTTAGCGCATAGGTTAGGGTTTGTTTAACCCCTTACCGAGAAAGTTAGGCCTATATGACCCTTTTGAGCAAAGCTGTTATTTCAGCACTACTAGCGATTACTTCACTGTTTATATTAAAGCCGCCGCCTGCACCTACAGCCAGCGACTTACAAACGCCGTTTACAAGCGTTTACGAAGCATACGAAGCGCCTATAGACATACCAGCGCCTACGACGTCTACGACGCTTGTAACGCCTGCCATTGACCTATGCGGGCAAGTATTTAATATGGCTAAATACATAGGCTGGCCTGACCACGAACTGGGCAAACTTGTAGCAGTAGCCCAGCGTGAAAGCCGCTGTACGGCAAACGCATTTAACCCTAAAGACCCTAACGGCGGTTCAGCCGGGGTAATGCAAATAAACTATTTTTGGTGCAAACCTTCGCGTTACTGGCCTGCCGGCTATTTACAAGCGCACGGTTTACTTACAGACTGCAGCGAACTATTTGATTTAGAAACTAATTTGCGTAGCGCATTAGCCATTTACCGTTATAGCGACGGGTGGCGCGCGTGGTCAATATAAAACACTTTATAATCGCGCTGCTACTTACTGCGTACACGGCTTTGATATGGTACGTTAAACCCACTAACAGAAAGAACCGAGACAATGAACGAAAACGTAAACGACGACCTGCAAAAACTGTTTGACGCAGACAAAGCGCAACTAAAAGCGCTAACGCAAGTCATAAACCAGATAACAAAAGGCAACGTACCTTTACGCGACCCAAGCGAACTAGTAACTAATAAAAATATTAGAAACCTACAAAATTGGGCTAGTGAATATACGTTTGATGACGGCGATTTAGTGCAAGATTTAAAGTCTGCAATTATTGAGCTTCAATATTTGTTAGCTGTTATAAAAGATTTGCGCGAACAGGTAAAACATTTACAAAGCGAAAACGCACGTTTAGAAAGGCTGGCCGCTAATGCAATTTAACGAACTAGGTCAGCCAGTTATCCAGCTAAGCCAAGCCGATTACGAAAACTGTTTAAAAGTTATTCAATTGCAGTTAGAAGCCGGCAAGCAGCTTAATTTTAAAAATAGTAAATACGATATGAACCCAGAACAGGCCTACGCGGTCAGTTTTTGTGGGGCTTTAGGTGAACAGGCTGTAGCTAACTATTTTGGTTTTGATTACAGTTATTTAGGTTATGACCCTAAACGTAATGACGTTTTAGGTTATGAAGTTCGCACTACTTACTACGCAAATGGCCGTTTATTAACGCACCCAGTAGAACAGCGCGCTAACGACATTGGCGGCGATAAACCAGGGCGCTACATATTGGTAACTATTGAGCAAAATATTTTACGCGCAACTATTCGCGGTTATTCAACGCTTGCACGCTGTAACGAACGCCAAGAAAACTGGGATACTGCGCTGCGTTGGCCGTGCTTTGCTATGCCACAAAGCCAGTTATGGCCTATAGATATGTTGCCGGCTACTGACGAACTTTTGGCGTTTAGACAAGTTAAGGCGGTTGCGTAATGGGTTTTAGCTTAGATAATTACGTTGACGTAGCTACACGTTTGCAATTAGCGCACGCAAAATACCCAGAAATACGGATACAAGAAACGCACCGTGAAGTTATAGAAATGCCAGACAAAACTTGTTTTATTCGCTGCACGGTTACGGTATGGCGCGACGCAAACGACCCAATACCAGCAGTAGCTACAGCTTGCGAAATCTACCCAGGCCGTACCCCGTACACAAAGACCAGCGAAAATGAAGTAGGTTTTACGTCTGCTCTAGGGCGCGCTTTGGGTTATATGGGCTTTGCTATAAACAAAAGTATTGCGAGCCGTGATGAAGTAGAAGCAGCGCAAAGCAGGCAACCTACAACCCGTTTAGCGTCTGTAACGCCTATAAATGATGTTGAAGTACCTTTTCCAGAGGAAGGCCCTGCAAAGGTTTATCCGTCTACTAAACAGCTGGGGCTTATGCGCGGTTTGGCTAATGGTAAAGGTATTAAAGGCGACGAGCTTAAAGCGTATTGCTGTAATGTTTTGGGCCGCACGATTAACAGCACAAACGATTTAACTAAACAGGACATATCAAAGGTAATAGACGCGTTACAAGTAACAGGCGAACTAGAAAACTAATTACGGGCATATAGACCTAAGCCAGTTGCGCGGCGGTTGGTATAAAACGCGGTAACGCGGGTAGAAGGCGCTGTAGTGATACAGGGCCTGGCTAAAGAATAAAGTTATGGGTGCTGCGTGAGGCTAAGCAGCGGGGGGCTTATTTGCATTATGGTTTACAAACACAAACAAACTATGAACGTAACAAAACAAATAACCTGGCTGCGCCCGTCAACCTGCATAACTAACCACCTATTAAGAGCAAGCGCGACAGCGCGCGCTAGCAAGCAAAGCGCCTAATGCCTAAACGTAAACAAACCCATAACCAAAGCCAGCTAACAAAACGCACACTAAACCAAACAGCACGAAGCCAAACCCAATACAAAACAAACAGACGCCTACTACTAAAAGAAAAGCCATTATGCCATTGGTGCAACAGCAGAGAAGCCACAACAGCAGACCACTTAGTAGAAGTAGACCGCTGGCCAAAAGACCAGCTAGGCGTCAACGGACTAGACAACCTAGTACCAGCCTGCAAACCCTGCAACAGTTCACGCGGCGCACGATACGGCAACCTAAAACGCAAAAGCATTTACGAACCAGCACCAACAATAAACATAAACGCAAAAAAAACTTATGCAACTGAACGCATAACTATACAAAACAATAAAACAGAAAAACCGTTTTTTTACCCGCCTAGCGCTGCCCCCGACGCACCTAAATCCTTATCTTATAAGGGTTTTACGGCTGATGAAAACGGATTAAACCAGAACCAGCAAGGTTCAGACGTAACTAGCCAGAACCAGTCAATGCATAACTATGCAGACTTATACAAGCCACGTTTAGAAACTGTCTGTGCGCGTGAAGGCCGCTATTTAGCTGACGGCGTACAGCTTTGGGCGCAAGAGTATTTAGGCGTAAATCTTATGGACTGGCAATATCACGTTGCAACGGGTTTGCTAGCACATAACGCAGACGGCGACCTATTGCACCGGCAAGGCTTAGTAAGTGTTGCCCGTCAAAACGGTAAAAGCATTTTGTTAGCCAGCCTTGTAGGTTTTTGGGCAACCGAAATGCCAAAACTGCGTAATGAACCCCAAACAATTATTACTACAGCGCATAATTTACAATTAGCTATAGAACTATTTAAACGGTTAGCACCAATATTAGAAAAAGAGTTCGGCGCTATTTTGACTTGGGCTGCAGGCCGTAACGAAGCAAATTTGCCAGACGGTACACGCTGGTTAGTTCGTGCTGCTACGCCTACTTCATTTCACGGGCTTACAAGTGATTTATGCTGCATAGACGAGCTTTGGGCAGTATCCCCAGATTCCGTCAGCGTGGGTATTTTGCCTACTATGCGTACACGGCGTAGCCCGCTTCTGTTTATGACTTCTACGGCAGGCGACGAAAGCAGTAAAGAAATGCAAAAATGGCGTGAACAGGGTTTACGGGCAATAGATGAAAAAAAAACTACGTCGC